CTGTGAGAGGAGATGAGGATAATACAGAGACAAGTTATTAAAGGTATCATCATACAGGCCATGGTCCAATCTGGTGTCGTTATGACCGGAAACGCAGATAGGATTGAGGCGGGGGCTGAGGCAGCAAGTAATGAGATATTGGAAGAAATGAAGATGGACCCCAGCGGCGGCAACCGCAAAGAGGCCCATGGACAAATAGTTTAGCACACCCTTATTATAAAGGGATTTTAAGGAGATTACAAGATGAAAGTGATTAAACTGGTTTCGGCCAGATTTGAAAATTTTAAGAAATTGAACCGGCAGGTTGAGTTTGGAGAAAGAAAAACCTGGATTTATGCCAAAAATCGGACAGGGAAATCCAGTGTGGCAGATGGGATTTTTTGGGTATTGTTTGGGAAGTCTAGCACAGGTAAGAGCGAAGGAAAAGAATTTCGTCCCAGGCCGTATGATATGCAGGGAATAGATGTTGACCATGTGGATGTGGTTGCAGAACTGATATTTTTAATCGACGGAGTTGAAGTGATTCTTCAGAAGACTCAGCGCCAGAACTGGATTAGAAAAAGAGGAACCACAACAGAGGTTCATGAAGGGGATAAGAACATTTATTCATGGAATAACGTAGAAATTTCGGAGACAGAGTTTAAGCGGCGTATTGCTGACATTATATCAGAGGGAAAATTCCAATTAATTACCAGCCCTACATATTTCTTTACATTGGATAAAAAGGAAAAATTAAATCTGATTCTGTCATTGATTGCCAATGTGACCGAAGAACAGATTTTGGTTGAAGTTGGAGGATTTGACGAACTTCTTACCTTTATCAGAAACGGAAAGACACTGGACGAAGTGAGAGCTACAGCAAAACGTTCTATCGCTGACATGACAACAGAGCGAGATCAGATTTCGGCTTTTATCAACGAGAGAAGTAAGGATATCGTGGACGTTGAGGTTTCCAATTTGGAGCTGCAGCGCAATGCAATTAAAGAGAAAATTACAGAGGTTGACCAGAAAATCGAAGATTCCACTTCTGTGGTTACGGAATATGATGATAAGTCAAAAAACATCATTGAATTAAAGATGAAGAAGTCTGAAACAGAGCGAATTGCAAATGAGTCGTTAGTACAGCAGAAGCGTGATATCCAGAAACGGATTGACAAAGCAGAAGATGATTTCCACAAAGCCACACAGAATCAGAAGATGGCAGAATTGGAAATTGAGCGGTTGAATCGCATTGTTGAGAGTAACAAAACGCTTCGGGATGAACTTGCAAAAAGGGTTGAGACCGAGGAAGCGAAAACATTTCCGGAATATGTGGAACCAGAACCATTATCCTCTGATGCGCTGGTTTGCCCCACCTGCGGACAGGATTTACCAGGAGAATTAAAACAGAGGAAGATTGAATCATTTGAAAATGACAAAAAGCTGCATTGGGAGAAATACGAAGCTGATAAGGGGAAATTTGAAACGGACCAGTGCGCATTATTGGACAAAATCTGCCAGGAAGGCAAGGCCTGCGTTGAAAAAATCAACAAGGCGAAGGAGGATTTGCAGACTGCTAAAAAATCTTTGGAATCAGTAAAAGCAGACAAGATTACTGCAAATGCAGATAAGACAAAAGCAATGGAAGAACTGGCGGCGTTGCCAGAGCAGGTAGATTTATCGAATAATCAGGAATACGAAGCCCTGTGCCTGGAAATACAGGCAAAAGAGGAAGTCCTACGGAATATGAATACCGGCGCAGAATATCGTTCCCAGTTGAAAGCGGAAAAGGCCGAGTGGGAAACAGAACTTTCCGTAGTCAATCAGAAATTTGTCGTCGCTGCCAAGTCGGATGAGGCGAAAGAGCGTGTGGCAGAATTGGAACAGCAGTTTAAGGATAAGGTTCAGTTGATTGCTGACCAAGAGCGGATTCTGATGATGTGCGAGGAGTTCCAGACCGCCAAAGACAATTATCTGACTGAAGAGGTAAACAAGCACTTTGAAAATGTACGATTCCAGTTATTCCGACAGCAAAAGAATGGCGGTGTAGAGCGTGTATGCGATGTTTACACGAAGAATGGTAGCCCATATGGGGAGAATACTACATCCGGTGCAGAAAAGCTTATTATGGGACTTGAGGTCATCAATGTATTATCTGGAATCATTGGAGTTACCGCGCCTGTAATCATTGATAATGCTGAGAAAGTAAGTGCAGGCAATATGCCTCTTCTGGATACCCAGATGATTATGCTGTCGGTTTCCAATGATGAAGATTTTAGAATTGAGGTGGAATAGTGGCATTAAGGGCAAAAGATTATCGAGACAAAGAAAAATTGCGCAAAACACGAAATTCTCAAAGAAATAGATACTACAGGAAAACATCTATATATCCTCCTAGAGAATGGACTTGTTTTGAAATAGAGGCAATTTTGGCAAGAGAGGTTTCGGATATGGAATTGTCAAGGCAAATAAAACGTTCTGTTCGTTCGATACAGCAAAAGCGTTGTAAATTAAAGAAATCCATGGAGGAAATAAAATGCTAATTAGATGTAGGTTTTTAAAAGACGGAAAGCCGTCTGGCAGAGATTATACATACCGTACATCAGAGGAAGCCAAAGTGGGTGATGTGGTACAGATTAACTTATCTGCAAAAGGTATCGTGACCGAGGTTGAGGTGCCGGAGGAAGCGGTTGCAGCGTTTGCCGATAAAGTAAAATCCATTGTTGGACTAGTGAAAGAAAGCGAGGGAAAGGGTGAGAAAACGATTTGAAGAACTGCTTTCAGCAGTAAAACGTGATGGTATGGATAAGCTGCTGGAGTTCATTCGCAAGAGTGATTTTTATACAGCACCGGCAAGCACACGGTTTCATGGAGCTTACGAGGGTGGACTGCTGGAACATAGCCTGAATGTTTATGATTGTTTGGACAAAAAGACTTCTGGCTCTGAACACAACATTTGGAAAGGATTGCTGAACACGGACAAAATCAGTAATGACAGCATCGTGATTGTTTCTCTTCTCCATGACCTGTGCAAAACCTATTACTACACCACTGAAATGCGTAATAAGAAGAATGAATCTGGTGTATGGGTACAGGTTCCTTTCTATACGGTTGATGACCGGATTCCTTATGGACATGGCGAGAAGTCAGTCATGATGATTGAAGAATACATAAAGTTACTGCCAGTTGAACGGTATGCAATACGTTGGCACATGGGAGCCTACGAGCCAAAAGAAAACTGGAATACACTGGGGTCGGCTATGGAGAAATATCCGCTGGTATTGGCTCTTCATGAAGCTGATATGGAAGCAACTTATTTGCTGGAAAAGGAGAAATGATGACAGTTTACGAAATGATTCAAGAATTGGCGAAGTTTCCTCCAGATATGGAGATTGAGGTCAATGTCTATAAAAATGGGTATTCCGCTATGGCGGAGATATCAGAGAATTGCAATGAAGGAGAAGAGACTATTGTGGAGATTGATATAGATGAAAACACCTCTGACATTGTGATTTCAGAAGAACGAAAAAGTTGGGGAAGTAACGCACAAAAGTATGTAAGAATACTTGCTGAATTATAAGGAGGACAATTAATCATGGCAACAGCATTAAAGCATAAACAGAGAAGCCGAAGGAGTAATCAGCAGAATCGGAAGGTCATGGGGAGTTTGGCAGTTGCGTCAGCACGTTTGGCTAACAGCCATCATTACAATAAGATGGCACATAAGCAGGGGACTTGGTTGGACACTTTTAAGCAGATGTTCCGTATGGGACAGAAGGGGGATAGATAGTTATGGCACAAACAACGGTATTTACTTGTGATATTTGCAAGCAGAGTAAGAGCAAAGATGATTTGGCGAAAATAACAATTAAGTCAGACGGTATAAGGATGAAGGGCGTTGGGTATAACGGAATCACCGTTGATATTTGTCCGGACTGCTTGAAGAAAAAAGGGTTCTGTGTAGAACCCAAATCCACAGATGAAGAGAACGAGCAGGTTGGAATGCAAAATAGAGCAACCCTTGAAGATAAATTTTACGAAATCCTGGCCGATATGGGCGTATTGTTTGAAGAATAGGGAAGGGGATAGATAATCATGGTAGTAAAGCAGACAGAGAATAAGCAGGCGTCAGCGCATGCAGTTCCGCAGAAAGCGGTAACACCGGCGGAATTGATTGTAAATAATAAATTCGTTGATGATTTATCCAATCAGTTAAAAGTAAAACAGGAGTATGGTTTGACGTTTCCGCCGGACTATAACCCGACTAACGCACTGATGGGAGCATATCTTCAGTTGAAGGAGACGAATGATAAGAATGGAAAATGCGTTCTGGAAACTTGCTCGCAGGCGAGTATTGCTAATAGCTTAATGGAAATGGTAACAAAGGGCCTAAATATGCAAAAAAAGCAGTGTTACCCGGTTGCTTATGGCGGAAAGTTACAGTGCCAAGTATCTTATCATGGTTGGAAAGCAATGGCGCACCGATATGGAGCAAAAACTATCGACGCAGAAGTTATCTATGAAGGAGATACCTTTAAATATCATGTAGAGAATGGCCGCAAAGTATTGGACGAGCATACGCAGGAC